CGGCATCAGATATAAAACAGCAGCAAGCGGACGAACTAATGAAATTATTGGCGTGGATTGGTAGCAGAAAACGACTTGCTGATGAATGTGGCGTGACACCACAAGCGGTTTATGAGTGGGTCAAACGTGGGCGAATATCAGCTAAAGCAGCAACAACAGTACACTTTAAAACAGACGGTTATTTTAAACGCGAAGAATTGCGGCCAGATGTAGTTAAATGGGATGAAGAAATATAATGAAAACTGTTAGCGCAAGATTAGATATAGAAATATGGGTACATTGCCCAGAGTGCGATAACTTAATTAATATTTTAGATTCTAGGGATACGTCAAACCATGATCACAACGAAGAAGGTCAAGTTTTAACGCAAGCATGCCCTGACGGCTCATGGTATGACTCACATAAAGAGTTTGAAGTTACAGGCGTTAAATGTTCATTATGTGCCAATGAATTTAACGTTAAAGAATTGGAGTGGTAAATATAATGAACTTAAACAATACAACAACACCAGAGTCAGAGCAAGATTGCGCGCAAACTCCATGGTGGTTTATTGAATCGCTTGAGGATTATACCAACTTAAAAATACAGCTAGATGTATGTTGCGCAACTAATACCGCCAAAGCTAAAAATTTCTTAGCGCTTGAATTGGATTTAGACGGGTTAGAAACATCATGGCAAAAAGTAAATTATTGTAATCCTCCATATTCAGACATAACGCCGTGGATTGAAAAGGCACATGAGGAGTCAGTATTACTAAGCAACACAACACTAATGCTAATACCTGATAAACCAGAAGTCGGTTACACAAGGTTAGCGCGTCAATATGCCGACACTGTGATCCATATGCCGTTCAGATTGGGTTTTTTGCGCCCAGACGGTAGCGAATTTCTAGATAAAAACGGCAAAAAACAGGGTTCGAAGTTTCCCGTTTGTATCTACATTTTCACGCCGCAGGGTTTTGCGATGCCAATCCGCGACATTTATCACGATTTTAGAATAGGGTACAAACAATGAAACATATAGTTAGCTTTTCGGGCGGTAGAACTTCAGCTTATTTAGTTCACTTGATGGAGCAAAAGCGTAAAAATGAAGGTTTGGACGTTGAATATGTATTTATGGACACAGGCGCAGAACACCCTAAAACATATGATTTTGTTAGGGCATGTGTTGAGTATTTTAATATTGAATTGACGGTTTTGAAAGCGGTTATTAATCAGGAAATGGGCGTTGGTGTTAGCTACAAAATCATTCAGACTAGTGATATGGGGTGGGATTTATCATTATTTAAAGAAATGATTAAAAAGTATTCAACACCATGTTTAACAAGTCCATTTAGTAATGGTAGATTAAAAACAGAACCAATGATGAAGTATATTGCATCTAAAAACCTAACAGAATATAAGCAGTGGTTAGGTATGAGGATTGATGAAAAGCGCAGGTTAAAAGATAAGCCAAACATTAAATATTTGGCTGAAATTAGCCAAATGGAAAAAGAAGATATTATAGGTTGGTGGAAAGAAATGCCGTTTGATTTGGATCTTCCTGAGTGGTTAGGAAATTGTGTATTTTGCTATAAAAAATCAGTATCAAAAATTGCCTTAGCTATTAAGCAAGAGCCTGATTTATACAAGGAATGGAAAGAAATAATGATAGGGTTTGACGTTAGAGATATGTCAGATAAGCGCGGAGTTACATCAGATGTAATATATAGAGGTAACTTATCAATTGAAGGTATCGCAGAGATATATGCCGACAAATCAGAAGATGAAATAAAAGCAACATTAAGGCGAAGCAAACGACATGACTCAGGATGTGGATCTGAGTCTTGTGAGATTGATTTTGACCAACTAGATATGTTTAAGGAAATTAAATGAATCAAAACGATTATATAAAAGCAGGGCTAAAAATATTTGGCCTTTATGGGTTTACGGGTGATCAATGTGATTGCCCAAACCCGCATTGTGATGCAGCAGGAAAACACCCGATTGCTTCAAACTGGCAACACACACCTGATTGGTCACAAGAGCAGTTGGAAACAATGGAAGAAATGGGGCAATTCGACAGCGGTTTTGGCGTGTTATGTACTGGTTATCTAGTTGTTGACGTTGATGCAAGGAATGAAGGTGTTGACGCTTTTATGGACTTATGCCGCGATTTAAAAATAGACTTATTATCAGAGGCAGGTTTTGCAGTTAAAACAGGTTCGGGTGGTGGTTCTATGCACCTGTATTTTAAAGTGCCAGAAAAAACAGCATTAGCTCAACACCATGATAATTACAAAGGCATTGATTTTAAATCATCAGGCTATGTTGTAGGCGCAGAATCAAAACATAAAAGCGGCGCATCATATGATTGCTTGCATGGCTCACCATCTGACATAAAAGAAGCACCAACTTCATTGCTTGAGTTGTTAGCTAAACCAGAATATCACCGCGCAGAATACAACGGCGTACAAATGGACGTGACAGACGACGACATTATAAATATGCTGAACTGTTACAAAAATGCTGATGTTGATTATGAGGAATGGATCAGATGTGGCATGGCAATCCATCACGCCACAAACGGTGACGGGTTCGGCATTTGGGATGAATGGAGCAAAGCAAGCGAGAAATACGATTTTACAATGATGCGCAAGCGCTGGCACTCGTTCGGCAAATCTGCAAACCCGGTAACACTTGGCAGTCTAATACATTACGCAGAGCAGAACGGCTATGTTCAATCTGTAGAATTTACCAGCGACCTGGTAGAAGAAGATCCAGTTGCCACCTTAGATACCCAAGGAATTGATTTAAAACGTCCACCAGGGTTTGTTGGTGAGCTTACAAAGTGGATCAACGGACAATGTTTATATCCACGCGAAAACCTTGCAGTAGCCGCAGCATTAACGGCAGTCGGTAACATTGCAGGTATGAGAACAAAAGACGCGCATGACGGCATGACAGCCAATATGTTTAGCTTTTGTATAGCTGGTAGCTCAACAGGCAAAGAAGCGGTGCAAAAAGCTTACAATCAAATCCTAAAAACAGCGGGTATTGCATCGGCTACACATGGCGCAATTAAATCAGAGCAGGAGATCATTAGAAACCTAACCAGACATCAAGCTAGTTATTATTGTATTGATGAATTCGGCTTGGTACTGCGTAAAATAATGAATGCTTCAAAAGGTGGAGCGTCATATCTTGAAGGTGTGATCGGTTTGGTAATGTCAATTTACAGCAAAGCAGATTCTTTTTTACCAGTCTCAGGTGATGTAAAAGACGCGATAAAAAAAGAGCTAAACGACGAAGCCGCAAAATGCCGCAAAAAAATAGATGAAAATGAAGATAAACATGGCAGGTATGCAGCAAGACTACCACAAGTTGAACGCGCATTGTCATCAATCGACCAAGGCATAGAACGACCATTTATATCAATTCTAGGGTTTACTACTCCAGTGACATTTAATGCACTGATGGAATATGAGAGCGCAACGAACGGGTTTTTGTCACGCGCAATGATATTTGACGAGCCAGAAAACAATCCAAAACGAAAGGCAAACTATAAACGCTCAGAAATGGGCGAGCAAATGCAAAATGCCATTTCCAACATGTACAATCCAGGTTCATTTAATGCGCTAGACTTTGAATCACGTGTCGAGTTTTACGACGAACAACACAAAATTGAAACAAGGCCAGATGCGGCTTTAATGCTTGATGAGGTTTACCAATCATTTTGGGACATGGCAGAAGCGGCACAAAGTGACTCAGGGCTAGAAGCAATCCCTAGGCGCGGATATGAGCTTGTTGGAAAGGTTAGTCACATACTTGCTATACCAGATGGCGTTCGCACGTCTGAGCATGTCAGGTGGGCTTATGCGCTAGTGTTAGACGATATAAATAGGAAAATCCGCCTAGCCTATTCAAATATGAAAGAAAAAGAAGCGCCGGGTGACTCAATAGCCATGAAAATTCAATCACTGCTAATCGGTTTTGATGAGCCGCAAACCGCAGGCGTGATCGCTAACAGATGCAGACCACACAAAAAAGAACAGGTCAACCAGATACTTGAACAGCTGGTTGATGCTGGAAAAGTATCAAAAGCCAAAGGAAAACGCGGGTTTAGGTATGAACTTTTATAACTAATAATTGTACGTTTTTTAAACAAAAGCCGCTTAAATGCGGTTTTTTTATGTCTTACGTAGTTAATCTAGTTTAAAAAAGATATAAGAATGCTAAGGTTAAACCTATATGTGGCGCGGGCTAAAAGCTATTTAGTGAATAAAAGAACTCTCCCCTATATACATACATAATAAAAGATATTCACTACAAGGTATAAAACACAAATTATGCCCTATAAGGTATTAAATAAATATAGATAATTAGTATTATGCATTTATTTAATAAATTCACTCTTAATATAATTAAGAGATATATAACTATATATCTAAAGATATAAAAAAGCCTTATAAATCAAAAGCTTAGTTTTTTTAAGCGTAGTAAATGCTGTAACTATGTATTACTAGGTTAACTAGATAACGTTTTCAGGTCTGTTTCTTTACTTTTAATTAGACTTATATATAATACTACTCTACATTCAAAATAAATAGGTTTGGCAATATGGATTTTAATTTTAATGAAGATGGTAATTTTACTCAGCGTATACAAGCGCAAATAAATAAGATTGCTATTGGTGAGTATGTAGTGATTGATAAGTTTGGGCGCACACCTTACGAAGTTAACCCTACTGTGAGGAGAATTGGATTAAAGTTGAATCGGAGGTTTAGCATTAAGACTAGCAAAGCGACTGGTGAAATAACAGTGGCTAGGGTTTCTCTAGTTAACCCACCAATTAATTATTCTGAATTTATAAGGCAACAAATTGAAAGCATGAGCGTTGGAGCATCAAAAGTTTTAAAAACAAAAAACAAACAGGCTTACGAATGCTCACAATATGTAACCAGTTACGGAAGAAGGATCGGCAGAAAATACAAACTAAAAACAGACAAGGCAACTGGGAAAATATGGGTGGGTAGATTGTCATGAGCTATACAAAATACATTGAAGACCAAATAAAAAACATTGCATTAAATGAAGAAATTCATATTTTTACAACAAGAACAGCAAGAGAGCTTTATCCAATAATTTATAAAATAAGCAAAAGAAAAACTCAAAAATTATTAATAAAAGAAAATAAAGAAACATGTGATATATCAGTTTTAAGAAAACCATTTTTTGACGGGTGTTTATTTTAATATTTAAATACAAATAAGTGTTTACATTCTAATTTGTACGTATTATTATATTGTTACTGAAACCAACAGCCCCTACGGGGGCTAATTTAAGGAGTTATTAATGTTTTTATCACAAGGCAAGTTTTACACGTTAGACGAGTTAATTCAGTTAATTAGGAGTAAGCAGGTATGAGAGAAATTAAAACGTTGTTGCAGCCGTATAAGTCATTTTATGCGGCTAACAAAGATTTAGGTGTTAGCCTTGGGCAATTGCAGAGATGGCATCGCCTGGGTGCGTTGGTTGATTCTGACGGGCAGGTTTGGATTAAAACAGCAAAGCCAATTAAGGGGTGGGAAGAATGATGATTGAAATAAGAAATGCAAAGTTTTTGCCCGGCACGTATCACATGATCATTTGTGGAATTTATATTGTGTTTGATAAAGTTGAACTTTCTAGCACTGAAAATTTAAACCTTTTTAATAATGATCGTTTTGTTTGTTTGATTGACCATGAAAAAAGAGATGAAGTTTTGCAGCTTATGCACGATGAAGGTATTGAAGTTTTAAAAGATGCGGCACTATTATGAAAAGAACCAAAAAATATAACCCGCTCAAGCAACTTGATCTGGTTGCAAAGCAAGCATTGAAAAATGCGGCGGTGGGATATGTCACTGGTAGTGAAGGCTGCAAATTAATCGACTTACGCAATAAGCAAGTGTCTTATGCTTCGCATACAACGGTCAAACTTATATCAACATTGCGTCATAAGTGGTCTGTTTTCATAGCTGTGTTTGGGATTGATAGCACAGGCCAGAAGTATATGAAGTCTGAAGAGATTACAGTGAATCGACCCGTTTTACAGTCTGAATTATCTGACATATTAAACGAAAAACATGCAGCACTCGGTAAGAATTTTAACAAAAAGCATTTAGTCAATTATGGCTGGATTGGTACACCATTTGTGAAAGAGTGGCGCGAATCAGAAGCATTCGATGTGTTAACCAATTTAGGTGCGTTTGAATATAAATTAGAGGTGAGTAATGGCACAAGAAACAACAACTGAAGAAATGGATAAAATAGTGCCTGTCGTTGTCGCTAAAATGGAGCATCAAAGCTTTCAATCAATATGTGATGAGTTGGGGCGATCATGTCAGTCACTACAGCAAGCATTGCGAAGGCGTGGGATATTAATTTCAATGGTGAAATATGGCTACAAGAAAAAAAAGCCAACATATGAAGAATATCTTAACAATGAATCTTATTAAGGAAAAAACAATGAATTATTCGTTATTGGCAATCATAACCGCTATTGCAATACTTTTGATTGCTAGCGTATTAATGGAGCAAGAATGATAAATATAAATTTATTACATACACACGCTCAAATACCACAGCGCGGCTCTGATGAGTCTGCTGGGTTAGATTTGCATACAGTTGATAGTGTTACCATACCACCAGGGCAACGTGCGTTATTGCGTACAGGTTTTGCGATGTCGATGCCGCTTGGGTATGTTGGGTTGATATGGCCTAGAAGTAAATTAGCCGCTAAAATGGGTGTTGATGTTCTTGCTGGTGTTGTCGATTCTGATTACCGGGGCGAGGTTATGATCAGCTTGTTAAACACTGGGCTTGATCCTGTTGAAATTAAAACAGGTGACAAAGTGGCACAGATGATTATCCAACGACATTCTTCTAGTATGGAAATAAATGTGGTGGATGATTTAGATAGAACGATGCGAGGTAAAGCTGGCGTAAATTCCAGCGAAATGCGGTTACGGTAGTTATAAATTGTTTATGCTGTATAATGCAGCATAAGCACTTTTTAATATCTCTGAAGGGGATCAACATGGCAAAGCCAGAACACTATCAACATTCAATTCAAAAAGTTAGTGATTTAATACCATACGTTAACAATTCACGCACACACAGCGACGAACAAGTAAACCAAGTCGCAAGCTCAATAAAAGAATTCGGATTTACCAGCCCGGTATTAATAGATGAATCAGGCGGTATTATTGCAGGTCATGGTCGAGTCATGGCAGCAAAAAAATTAAACTTAGAAGAAGTGCCTTGCATCACTCTTGAAGGTTTAACAGAGGCGCAAAGAAAAGCTTACATCATCGCAGATAACCAGTTGCCTTTGAACGCTGGGTGGGATTTAGATAAACTTAAATTAGAAATTGACACATTAACAGAGCTTGATTTTGATATTGATTTGCTTGGTTTTGATGATGATTTCCTTGATGGACTTCTAGACGGCCAGGCGGATGAAGGGTTGACTGATGAAGATGAAGTGCCAGAAGCGCCAGAAACGCCCGTTAGTGTATTGGGTGACATATGGCAGCTTGGTAATCATCGTTTAATGTGTGGTGACTCGACTACTATTGATGCGGTTGATAAGTTGATGGATGGCATTAAGCCTAATTTAATGGTGACAGACCCACCTTACGGCGTTAATTATGACCCTACTGTTGGGGCTAAGTTGTCAGGAATTAAAAGCGGTGTTACTGGCAAGGTCTTAAACGATGATAATGCTGATTGGTCAGATGCTTGGGCGCTTTTTACTGGAAGTGTTGCTTATGTTTGGCACGCCAATAAAACCGGCCATATAGTAGCCAACAGCCTTATTGATAATGATTTTGAAATACGCGGGCAAATAATATGGACAAAGACTGGCCACATACTTAGTAGGGGACATTATCACCAAATGCACGAGCCATGCTGGTATGCGGTAAGGGGTGATGCCTCATGGCAAGGAGCAAGAGATCAGGATAGTGTTTGGCATGTTGGTAAGGATAGAAAAGGCGATGATTTACAAACCAATCATGGCACACAAAAGCCCGTTGAAATAATGCTAAGACCATTGCTTAATAATAGCTCTGTAGGGCAAGCTATTTATGAGCCGTTTTGTGGTTCTGGCACAACCTTAATTGCTTGCGAGAAATCAAACAGGCACTGTTTAGGTATGGAACTCGACGAAAAATACGTCGATGTAATAATAAACCGCTGGCAGAACTTCACAGGCAAAGAGGCTGTTCACATTGAAAGCGGAAAGACGTATGCGGAGATGAGCAATGACAAAACCTAAAAACAAAGGTGGTAGGCCGCCAGTAGTTTTAACTGATGAGCAAATCATCGAACTTCAAGCATTATCGGCTGTATTAAATAAAACACAATTAGCAGATTATTTTGGCGTTTCACACGTCACTTTGCTTGCAATTGAAGAAAGACAGCCAGAAGTTTCTTTAGGTTATAAAAGAGGAAAGGCGCGAGCGATAGCATCAATTGGCGGTAATTTAATAAGCCAAGCCAAGTCTGGAAACACTGCCGCAGCCATTTTTTATCTTAAAACGCAGGCAGGTTGGAGAGAAACACAGGATGATACTTCGGGCGACTCAGCGCAGCCGTTAACAATTAATTTTGCTGTTGCTGATGCGGTGAAGGATATAAAAATAACCAATGCTGACAGTTAGCGCACCGCAAAACGCATTCCTAAATAAGCTCAAAACACCATACCGGGCATACGTTGGCGGGTTCGGTAGCGGTAAAACGTTTATAGGTTGCATTGACCTGTTAAACTTCTTTGGTGAGCACCCAGGTACAACCCAAGGTTATTTCGGTATAAGCTATCCATCAATGCGGGATATTTTTTACCCCACATTCGAAGAGGCTGCACATCTGTTAGGCTTTACTGTTGTCATCCGTGAGTCTAACAAAGAGGTGCATGTGTATCGTAATGGCTTCTTTTATGGCACTGTTATTTGTCGGTCAATGGATAACCCAGCATCAATAGTTGGTTTTAAAATATCACGCGCGTTAGTCGATGAAATTGATGTGCTGCCAAAGGACAAGGCTAACAAAGCATGGAATAAAATTGTTGCACGTATGCGCCTCAAGATTGAAGGCGTTGAAAATAGCATTGGTGTTACTACTACTCCAGAGGGTTTTCTATTTGTCTACTCGAAATTCAAAAAAGATCCGACCAAAAGCTATTCAATGGTTCAGGCTTCAACATACGAAAACGAAGAACACCTGCCCGATAATTATATCGAAACATTAAAGGAAACATATCCCGGCGAGTTGATCAATGCTTACATCGACGGCGATTTTGTTAACCTTACTTCGGGCACTATTTACAATGAATTCGACAGAGTAAAACACAATACTGATGTGACCTGGAACGGTCGTGAGGCATTGCACATTG